CCCGAAGCGCGAATGCCCACTCGCCAATTCTCCACTCGGTTGCGCCGTGGCGGGTGATCCTTTGCGGAGGCACGTCCGGGCTGACAACCAGCAGCGTATCGGCGCTCTGAGTCCAACAGAGCTGCGGCAGGTGATGTTCGTGCCAGGGTGTGATCAGGACCGCCACCAGTGTCCCGTTCTGGTAGACATCAACATGCCTGTGGCTCAACACGAGCAGATAGACTTGCTCTGTATTGAATTCCAAGGGAACCAGGCGGCCGCGTCCTCGCGCGGTGGCGACGTAGCGCAGGCCCGCGCGCCGGATAAGCCCGCCCGTCGGGTGAACGTAGATGTTGCGCAGCTTGGCGGCGCCGTTCTCATGCGCCCTCAAATCCCCTCTGCCGATCAGCCAAGGCGAGACCTCGCCGCTGGCGAAGCTCGTCTTGGCAATGCGCACGTGTGCCATCACCCGCGTCCTTCCGTGAGCGTGAAATCCTCAAAGTACGGCGGGGTGTCTTCCTGGGCATCCGTCAGCCTTGCCCGCCGCAGCTCGTCCTCGGCGATCTTGTACAAGCCTGCCCAGCGGCTGGTGCTGTCGGTCAGGGGTATGCAAAACTCGGCGGCCAGCCGAGCGATCAGTGCGAGGTTGAAGAAGGGAGGAAAATCCGCTTCTGTAGCCCGAAAAACGTATGTCAGCACGACGTCCTCAGCGTTGGTGTAGAGGGTTCGCTGCTGAATCCGGTAGGCCAGTCCGCGCCCGCGGGCGCCGGCGCCGGCGGAGATGATGCGAAGGCTGTCCTCGGGCAGGGCGAAGCCGCTTTCATAATCGGCGATCGGCGAGGCTGCGAGCTTCGCGAGCCTTCGCTGCGCAAGGGCGAAATTCCAAGGGTGAGCGGAGAGCAGTCCGTCGCGGATGGCCGGATAGATGCTCGCCGCGACGTGAGCTTCGGCTGTTCCTTCATCAAACGAACTGATGCTGCTGGCGCCGATCTTGACGAGGGCGCGAGAGCAAAGGTCGATACTGGTAACGGTCACGGCGGTCTCCAGGGGTAGCTGCGCTTGCGTTCTCGTTGACGGCACGTCTCGTTGTGCCGGTGCGCGAACGCCAAGAGCAGCGTGTTGAGGCAGGCGGCGCATGTGCTTTGACATGTGCTTCGAATGGCACAGCCCGGCTCTTTTCAGGCCGGCGCGCCACCTTCAGCATCGGGCGAGGACGGGTGCTGACGGATGACGGTTTCCGTCAGCATGGACCGGCCGAGCGAGAGGATCTCAGGCGCTAGTCGGTGTCGAGAGCTCCAAGAGGTGTCAGATCCGAGACGTTGACCACGCCCCCGCTGTTGGAGCGGACGACGAAGATGCCGGACTGTGGCGAGGTTGCCGTAGCGACGTTCCCGATAATCAGGTCGCCAACCCGCAGCATGTCGGCCGCGCTATTGAAGTAGCCTGCCGTATCGACAACGGCGGCCGTGTCGGTCGTGCCGTAGTGCCAAAGGGTGAATCCATTGGCATAGGCGAGAACGCTCAGGTTTTTCGGGTTGTAGGCCATCTTTTGGGTCCTCTCCTTCTAGCTCTCGGCACAGGGCAGGGTGACCACGCCGGTCGGGTCGATCAAACAGGCCCCCTGACTCATCATGTTGTTGATGAAATGAGCGGCTCGATCACCATGCCAGGTGATGTCCGTCTTGACCTCCGAGCCGATGGCATGGCCGATGGCGGTCTTGTGGTACCAGAAGCACTTGCGGATGCTGGCGCTTCTGGGCAGGCTTGAATGCGGCATCCACAGGGTGCCGAGCCATCGTTTGGCTTGCGTGCCCTTCCAGGGCAGCTCGTCATCTCCAACATAATCGGCGTTGGCGAACTCCGTGATTGTCAGCAGCTGGCTCCACTGCTTCCAGCCGACAATCGCGAAGCGCTGGCCGTCGTCGGGAACGTCAATCTCGCCCAACGACTCGAACGCCGCGAGCACCTTGTCGCGGGTCAGACCTTCGCTCGCGATGCCCACCTGATTGGCCGAGGTCGCCAATTGAGCGATGATCAGCTCGTCCGTTTTCCTGCCGAGCGCGTAGGCGCCGGCCTTGGCGACGACCTGCTGCTCGTTGATGTTCGTCTTGAGTTCGTCGAGCTTATCAACCCAGTCGCCGGCATAATAATCCTGAAGAACGCACTCGACGGAATCATGATCGACATTCATGACGGGAACTTTTCCGTGACGAGCCTTTGTACTGGCTGTTCCCTTGCCAACCTTCTGAAACGTGGTTGTTGATCCGACCACATTCGCTTTGGTCCGTACCGTGTTGCGGAGCTTTGCGCCCATTTGCTGGTACTGGACGTGAACTTCAGCTTCAAAGTTCTTGATGAAAGACAACTCAACGTGCGTCGACATGCACGAGCTCCTGTTGTTACCTTGTGTTTCGGGTTGAAGATGTTGCCGCGCGTCCGGTTCTGGGCGAACCGCCGGACGCGGCGGGCCGTGTCGATGCCGGGCCTCGAGCTGGTGAAGCCGCCGTTGGTTTTCCGGCTGGAACAGGGATGAGGGGGGTCGGCAGATCGTTAGCCGAGCGCGCGCCTTTGCGACGCAGGCCCTTGCCGCGTCAGCCGGCGCTAAGAGCGCCCCCAAGGATTCAACTCAGGGATGGTTCAGGGATAAAGTTTGCGGAAGCCTTGCCGCACCTTCTCGATGAAGGACGGATCGTGATCCCGCCAATAGCGCGGATCGCGCATCCATTCCTTCAGTTCAACCTCTGTTGGGGCGGTGTCGCTTGTCGATCCCTCGCGAACCAGGCTCGGCTCGCCTTCGCTCATCATCCGGTGCATGACAAGCACGCCTTCGGACGTCGTGGCCAGCGCCTTGAACACCTGGTCCGGCAAGGAGGACTTGCCCCAGGCCGTGATCTGCTGGGCGGCTTGGCGCCACTTTTCCGCGCCTCCAAAGTGATCGACAAGGCGCGCGATCTGATTTTCCGCCTCGAACACTGCCGCCACTTCGGCGATCATCGGCGTCAACCGCTCGGCGGCCAGTTCATAGACCAGTTGCGCCTGCTGCCGGCTGAACCCCGCTGCATGCAGACGCGCGTTGATGTCCGGATCGCTCTGCAGCAGCGGATCATCGATCTTGATGGCGTATTCCTCAGGAGACGCAGGAATATCAGGCGACGGCATGCCGCCCATTTTACGCTCAAGTTCGGTGTAGGATTTGAGCAGGACTTCCGTCCGTATCTCGCCGCGCTCGCCGTCCCAGAACTTTTCCGGGATCCCCTCGGGCCTTTGCCGGGCCGGCGTTTCGGCACTTCCGGCAGGTCCATCGTACGGCGCTGCCTCATTGGGGCCACGTTCGCCGCTGGCGCCCTCGCATTCAACTTCAAGAAGATTTTCGGTCATGGTTGCTCCACTTCGTTCTCGCGCGTTTCAGCGCCGGAGGGAATTCCTGTCGCAGAAGGCCAACTGTTCGCCCGCTCAACGAGGCTGCAGATGTAGGCAACGAGCCGGCGCTGTCCCTCGACGTAACGCAAAAGCGTGTCGGGGCTCTCGGGGCCAAGGACACGCTCAAGAGTGAGAGATCTCAGGTGTCTCAAGACGCGCAGGCCGTGGCTGCCGCGAAAGCAGCTCGCGAACGCACGGGCAAGCTCGGCGTCCGTCTCCGCCGCCGCGTCCTCAGGACTCGTGGGTGCAAGTTCGAACCAATTCCAACCGTCATGGGAGTTCGTCAAGACCAGTCTCCTTGTTCGTCGGGATCATCGCGTCAGCCGCGGCGGCCGCGAGGCCTTCGACCGCCGGCGACTTGAGCAGATCACCCACGGCCAGGGCTTCGATCGGTGTTTCTTCGCGCCCGCGCATGATCTCACCGGGCACGCCAAGCGCTTGGCCGAGCCAGCGGGCGGCGGCGCCCTGATCGACGACAGCCATAGCCTGTGGTCCGAGTTCCCTGACCACGTTCAGCCACAGGATCGTGTTTTGCGCATCCTGCTGCGCCTGGTAGCGCGCCGGGGCGGCGTTGTATTCAAGGACGACGGTGCGGCCGTCGATCGGTAGATCGGCGATTTCGCCGCGCCGCGCGAGAATCGAGTGGGCGCGCGTGAGAAGCGGCGTCAGAAGCTCGGTTTGCAGCCGCCCGAACGTTGCGCCGAGAATGCGGGACATTTCGGCCGCGCGCTCGAGAACTTCCGTTGCCGACATCCGTGGGCCGTTGATCTGGCCGAGTTGATCGACGAACAACGATTTTCGAATTCGTCCGCGCAACTGGTCAAGAACAAGCTCCGAGACATCGAAGCGGCCCGGAGCTTCCAAGGGCCGCAGCCCCGCCGATCCGACGGCCTTCGGAATGATGGCGCCGGGAACGAGCTTGATGGTGGCGGGATTGAGGACGCCGTCATCATCCGCCTGCCAGATGCCGGTGACGGCGATCGAAGCATTCTTCAGCACCAGTTCGACGACCTTGTTGGCGGTCTTGATGTCGGGGAGCGCCTTCATGACGGGCGAGCGGCCATAGATCTCGCCTGGCGCCTTCAGCCAGCGAAAGTTGATAAAGGGCGGAGAGGAAAAATTACCTCTCGCCAGAACGATCGGTTCCGCCGCTTGAACAAAGGCCATGTCCACGAACGCGAGGTAGGAATACCCCAGTCGATCGGGGATGACCGCTTCAAGTACGGCAATGCGCGCATCGGCATTGTCGGCGATTTCCCGCATCAACGGCTCGGCATCGCGCGCCTTTGGAAAGCGTTCCTGGAGGTGAGCCGCGGTCAGCTCGCTGCGGCGGAACGTTATGTCGAGCCGTCCGCTGGCCCCTTCCTCGACAGTGACCTGCGACAGCGGCACGGCGGCGAAGCGGAAAGCCGAAAATTCGCCCGCCGAGGCCTCTTCAAACATCAGCGACGCCGTGCCCGCAGTGGCAAGGTCGAGATAGCATTGATGAATTTCGACGGCGAAGTTGGAGCGGTCAAAGTGCGACAGGAGGATACGCGTGCTCCGCTCCAGCTCGGCTGCAAGGTCGCGGCGGTCGGCGGCATCGGAGTCGGGCCCGGGTGCGATTTGAAACCAGCGCGCCCATGGCGGCGTCATTTGACTCATCAGACTCGCCGCCAGTTGATCCACGGCATCGGGCGCCGTACCGTCGAACAGGCGGTCTGTTCTCCGTTCGCCGGGACGGCGAGCGGTGATTATTCCCCCACGGTGCGGTAAAGCGTATTCGTAGCATTCCTCCCATAGATTCTCCCACGCCGACCGGCGGTGTCTGGCGCGCTGATAACGTTCATGAGTGGCCTTCGGATCAAGAACCTGCATGATCATTCGCCCAACAGGGATTTGCGTTGAAGCCCGTTATCACTCAGCAACAACAGCCCGCGCGGGGAGGTCGCGATCATGCTGGCCAAGCCACGTTGGCGACGCGCAATGGCATCCAGCCGCCTGCGACGTTCGACTTCATCGATGTCGGCGGTCGGCGGAGCGGCCGGTGGCGGACTGGGTGGCGGCGGTGCTGTGGGCAAAGGCGGTGGCGCCGAGACTGGTGACGGTGAACGAAACAAGCTTCCCATGGATGCACTCCTCTTCTTGCAATGGAGCGCCTTTGACTGTTTTGGCGTCAGGGCGCACGTCACCTGTTCGTGGAAGCCTCTATAATGGGAACAGCTTGCGATGTCAAGGAATATAAACCTATAAAGAGGTAGAGAGGTAACGGTACAGTTGCCATGGCGTGTTGATCGATCGAGCGTGAATGCCGAGAATGCGCTTGACGGCCTCAACGCATGTAAGCGGCCTTAGCGGGGCCACCCGCAGCGGCGCTGCTCGCACGCAGGTTTCGATGACGCTAAGTCCCTGGTGGCGATACCATTCCTCAAGATCGACGGTCTTGCTCTTGTTGATGATCAGCAAGTCGATCCGGTGGCAAAGGGGATCGCAGATGATCCAGTGATCGTTCCGGCAGACTGCTACGAAGCAGTGGCGGAATCCGGGGCGAAGGATCTTGAGGCAGGAAAGGGATGTATCTCCAGAAAAGACGACAAGAGCCGGTGTTGGCCCGGCCAGCGTATCCACATCCTCGGAGCGGCAGACTGGAGGCTTCAAGTCCGGCGCTCATACAACGATGCGCTTGGATCGTAAAATGTCCGCCAAGCTTTCAAGGGCTTCTTGCCAAAGGCGTGCGGCGCTGCCTTCGTCGTCCTGACGCGGATCCGGCGGACGACCCAGAAGCCCGAAGGTTCCAAGGACCCTCAAATGCTTGCGGTGCAGAATGTTCCCGTTCACCAGGCGGATCGCGGCACGATAGATGTCATCGGGATCACACGGCCGCTCCAGGCTTGCAGGGGACGCGCGGCGGAAGGTTCCTCCTTCCCGCCGGATGCACTGACAGCGAACGAACCAGAACCAGGCTTCCTCGGCGCTTGCGAAGGGCGTCGCCGTTGGCGTTTGCTCTTCCAGTCTGGGGACGTACCGTGTGCGCACGTGACTCCCTCCTCGTCAGGGCGCTCATGATGCCAAGAATAAGAGCCTACGTCAAGCATTAATTAGCAATATTTTCCTGATGCGTGCCCGTCCAGTTTATAAGACACTCTTCCCATGCTAAGGCATTCTGATATCTGGCGCTCCATTGATCGTCTCGCCACGGCGCATGGCCTGTCGCCTTCCGGGCTGGCGAAAAGCGCCGGGCTCGATCCGACCACGTTCAATAAGAGCAAGCGGATCACGCGGGAA